GTCGCTCGTTTTGTTTCTATATCTGCGCCTGCTGTGGCAGATGAGCAGTCACAATTCGGCTATTTCTAGCCGAACTGACCGTACCCGTGTGGCGAGTATCGCAGTCACCATGCAACGCTGTCGTAACTGGGCGGTTGTGCTGTACCCATTCGCTTATTCATCCAACGCGAGCCTGTTATATCTCTGCATGATGTTCTATAACAGACCTGAGGTTGCTGTTTCTCAGAGCCTCATCTTTTTTGCCTGGTGCATCTACGGATTCACCTGTCGCTTGTTAGCCGCATTTCCGTGCTCACTTCAATGATGCTATGTGTGCCTTGATCGAATTAAAAATGTTGTGGTGTGCCTATCAGATAGTATATAATTGATATTGTTAACATGAGTGATAGATCTGAGTCAACTGGTAATTTGAAGAACCTCATAATGTTCCCCGCGGGGTGCCATGGGCACCTGTTGGAATATTTGATGGACTGCCACGAGGAAGGCAGATTGTTGCCGTCACCGTTCACGGGCACCGGCAACAGCCACGCACACAGGCCACTCCACAGCAGGTGCGTGGACATGGTTTTCAGAGTGCAGAAGGACATCGGGGATCTGCCGGACGCACACAGGACACTGGGGGTGACCTGTGCCGACAGCAACCTGTCCTATGCCACGAAATGCTACGTGGATCGTGGCGGGCACTATGGCTCCGGGTCCGGTCTGCGAGAGATCACCCAGGATTTCAACACCTGGTCCGGCCAGACCTTCCACCATGGTGGCAAGGAATACAGAGATTTCTTCGTGCGTCACTTCGGCCACGATGGCCGGTCGCCGGTCACGAGATTCATGCTGAGGAACTACTTCATATTCCAGTTCGTGGCGGCACCCGAGAGCCTGCTGATCAAGACCAGTGATCTGTGTGCCCAGGCACAGCACACCATCCCAGTGGACAAGATACTGGACTACTCTCATCTCAAGCAGTGGATCATGGGGATCACCGGGGTGGATCTGGACTTCCGACACATACATGACGAATTCCTTGGACGCAACAGGCCCCTGGCACTCATGAGGCAGGAGGATGACATATTCCACGCCGTGATCCAGGGCAAGGAAATGCCCATACCTGAATTGGACGTGGTCACGGAGGCATCGCTGTGCCACAGGATAGAGGCGCACTACTTTGAGGTGCCCGTGGTGCCGCAGGAAATATTCTACACCAACACCACGCAAATAATTAATTACATAAAACACTTCCCGTCGTACCTGAAGAGGCCCAACCGGCTCTTTGAGAAGTACTACAAGAAGTACCAAAGGAGAAACACAGATGTCGAGTAAATCCAAAAACAAGGGCAAGAGCTGGGAGAGAGATGTGGCCAACTTTCTGACAGATCTATACCAAGAATCTTTTGTTCGCGTGCCAAATAGTGGCGCATATGTTGGAGGCGCTAACGCTGTGCGGACGCAAACGCTGTCTGAATCACAGACGCGAGCCTTCAAGGGAGACATTATACCAGGTCCTAGTTTTCCATATCTAGTGATCGAAGCGAAAAACTATGGAGATTTTCCATTCCACAAACTGGCATTCAATCAACGCATCGCAAAATTAGACGAATGGATCCAGCAATCCAAAGACTGCTGTCAGCCAGGAGACATATGGTTGTTGTGTGTCAAGATAACACACAAGGCAAGTTTTGTATTGTGGGACAGTGATATTATTACCATGCCCGAGTCATTCATTTATGGTGGTTGGCCATTGGAAGATAACGCAGAAGAATACACACCCGAATACAGCGTTATGGAATACAATCAGTTCTGGGAGGAAAATGCTACATTGGTCAAAGAATACCAAGCACAAAAGAAGATTGCTGTGTGAGGTCCCGATATACAATAGATTGGATGCCTTCGAGATACAGATAAAGTTTGAGTATTGGTTGAGATCACGTCCAAAGTTATTGGAGATATATGACCAAGGTGGATTACAAATAGAAATAAACAACAACACATTGTATGGTTATGCTAGGATGTCAGATCGACAATATACCTATTGGTGTTTGACGCAAACTTAAATAGAAACATGCCTGACAAAAAACAGATTTTTCCAATTAAAACATCAACGGCCTGTTTGTTGAAATGGGGCTGGAGTTCTATTTTTTTCCAAAGTGGCACAACCAATTCTTGCCATCGCACACAACTTCACAAAATACCTGTTGACGATTTTGGATCTTTTCATAACGTTCCTAAAAAGATCGAAGATAGGCAGAGAATGTTAAAAGGAGAATGGCCAAAAAATGACTGCATGTATTGTAAAAAATTTGAAGATGCGGGACACTACAGCGACAGGATCAATCAACTTCATCAACAAACAGATCCAAACTGTACTCCTCCCGAACTGTTAAAAGATCCAACTGCCACCCACGTCACGCCTACAATGGTCGAGGTGTATTTCAAAAATACCTGCAACATGAGTTGCGTGTACTGTGGTCCACACCTCAGCAGTAAATGGGAAGAAGAGATCAAGAAACATGGCGAGATGCCCGAAATGAAGAAAAGGCTTAAGGATCCGTTCAGCATTGCCCAGGCTCAGCACAATCCTTTCTACGAGAAACAGAAAGAGGATTTCTGGAACTATCTTGCCACAGACGGCAGATACAAGGTGTTGCGTTGGTTTTCTCTGCTTGGTGGTGAGCCATTGGTTCTTCCAGAATTTGACGAATGCTTGGATTTTTGGCAAAAACACCCCAACGAAAACTTAACGTTTCAAATGGTGACAAATCTCAAAGCGGATCAGGCCAGGTTTAGCAAATTTTTAGACAAGATAGATATTCTAACAAGGCAGAAAAAAATTTATCAGTTCAAGGTGATAGCCAGCCTGGACTGTTTCTCTCCGGAAACAGAATACGTTAGATATGGAATGAAATTGCAACAGTGGAACGAGAATTTTGAAAGACTGCTTTCTATGAAAAATGTGTCACTAGGTATCAATTCGGCCATCAGTGCGTTGACCCTGCCAACGTTCGAAACTCTATTACACAAAATAAAACAGTGGAACGTGGGACGTAGTGTTACCAACAGGATCATACACAGTTTCAATTTGGACACAGGACTCACTGATCCAAAGATGTTGGGAGGACAGTTTTATGAAAAAACGTTAGAAAAATGCACGTCATTGTTTGAAGTCAAAAACGGAAGAGAGCTCAGCATCAAAAGGCACTGGCAAGGCATCGCTGAGCAGATCAAAAAAAGCGAAAAAAACACAAACGCTGTTGCAAATCTAAAAACTTATCTTGGATCTTTGGATTTTAGGAGAGGAACCAATTGGAAAGAAACATTTCCGTGGTTGCTTGAAGAATAGCATTAAGCCCGTTTCCAGGCCTAACGCTATTTTTTGGAAAATTAAGCGGCCGCTTTCTCGGCGTTCTTTGCCTCTTGAATTTCTTTTCTTCTTGCCTTAATTAATTTTGCCAACTCTGCTAATGCTTTTCTGGCTCTTGTAGCAGATGCCTTTACACCTTTGTCAGTGAATTTAGAATTCTCCTCTGAATAGGTTTGGATTGTTGACATAATTTGATCATGTGTTTGTGACATGTCTTTCTCCTTGTTTGCGTTAATTAATTAACCTTAGTGCTATTTTATGACGGTAAATGCGGTTTAGTCAATAGATTTATTTTTTTGGCCCTGTTTTTTCCATACAATAAATATTTTCTAAATATGAGAATTACCAAACTTGATCCGGAAATAAATCATAAAACTTTCCAAGATGGCAGGGGAGGCATAATGACCTATTATCCCCAAACCGACAGCATAAAGGAATGGAATGTGATTTTTACTAACAAAGGATCAGTGCGTGGCAAACATTATCACGAAGAATTTGACGAATACATTACCATCTGTTCTGGTGGAGGGGTATACGTAGGGGTCGACGACGGTGAAGAATATGCTGTGCCTGTGTCTGCCGGGGATTGCGTCTATATTGCCAAAAACGTGCCTCATACGTTTTACCCAAGATCAGACACTGTGATGGTTGCTCAGATCACCAAAAAATGGAATGACTGTGAAAAACCAATTACAAAAATATGAAAATTTTGATAACCGGATGCCTGGGTTACATTGGTACAGAACTTCTTGATCTTTTCAAAAATACTGATCATGAAATCATAGGATTGGACAACGATAGGTCTTTGTACGAAAGATTCGCTCCATTTTATATCAAAGACAAAAACATCAATTTGGTAGTAAAGGACATATGCGATGACATCAAGCAATATAAAGATGTAGACATTGTCATACATCTTGCCGCCGTTGTTGGTTATGTCAGTTGTGATGATAAACCGAAAGAAGCCTACAAAACCAATATAGAAGGAACAAAAAATGTATTGTCATTAGATAAGCCTACTGTATTTTTAAGCAGTGGAAGTGTTTATGGAAAGATAGGCACAGTTTGTTCTGAGATCATAGACCCTGTGCCAGAAACATTGTACTCCAAGACCAAAGTACAGGGAGAATCTATGTTTATGAAAAAAAAGGATTGGGTGATTCTTAGACCAAGCACATTGTATGGTATTTCTAAGAACATGAGACATGATTTATTGATACACAATTTGATGTCAGATGCTATTAGGGACAGTGAAGTACATTTGTATCAACCAATGGCTAGGCGTAGTTTCTGCAGTGTTTCGTGTGTGGCTAACTTGTTGTTCTATATCACAGAAAACTTTCAAAAATTTAACCGTAATATTTTCAATGTGGGGACTGAAAATTTAAATCTAACCAAATCGGAGATATTGGAAGAAATATCAAAATATGTAAGTTTTGAAACAAAAATTATAGATAACGAAGACAAGGATCAAAGAGATTATTATGTCAATTATGGAAAACTTTCAAAATTGTACACTGGGATCAAAAAAAATCTAGACATCTCAGACTGCATTAAATATTACAAACAATTTCATGAATAAGATTTTATTAATAGGTGGCAATGGATTTTTGGGCAACAATCTAAAAGAATATGCCAAAGACATACAGTTCGATGCTCCTAGATCTAGCGAATTAAATTTTCTAACGAAAAAAGGTTTTGAAAAATACTGTAAAGGGTATGATACCGTAATATACATGGCGGCCGACTATGGTGGTTTGAAGTATAATATAGACAACAGGCTCAAAATGATGTTCTCGAACACAGAAATGACCACTAATTTTTTTCATTTTATCAACGAACTACAACCAAAAAGAACTATAACGTTTGGAAGTGCCTGCGCCTATCCCGCCAATAAAGCACTGATGAAAGAAGACGAAATATATGAAGGAGAAGTTCATCCTTCTGTGAACGAATATGGGAATATAAAAAGAATGTTGGTTTGGGGGAGTAAGACTTTTCAAAAAGAATGTGGAATAGAGTGGGATCATTTGTCGTTGGCCAATATGTATGGACCATATGATGTCTATGACCTAGATAGGTCTCACATAGTTGGTGCTTTAATAACCAAATTTATGATGCCGGGCGGATCTGTACAGTTGATGGGCACTGGCATAGCAAGACGTGATCTAATCTATGTTAAAGATGTCTGTGACGCTATAGTAAAGGTGATAAACAATCGACCAAGCAACCAAATCATAAACATAGGCAGTGGAGGCTCTATGTTGATAAAGGACCTGGTAGATTTGATACATGAAATGACTGATCCTAAAAAAAATGTTAAATGGGGAAATCCTGATGAAAACGGATCTTTGGAAAAATCTTTGGACGTCACAAGAGCAAAGGAACTACTTAACTGGTCACCAACAACTTCATTGCGTGACGGTCTTGCCGAAACTATAAAATGGTATCAAAATAGCGTCAAATGATTATGTCAACATCGTTGGCGTAGTTCGTAAAACCATTTTCCTTAACAACTTTCAAAACTGAATTCACCCTGCTCACTAATTCGTCTTTGTGAGATATCAAGAAAATATTTTTTTGTTGTGTTCGCGACATTTCTTTCAGAACCGACATAGAGGATTCAACGCCCGAGGTGTCCATGCCTGCGTCGATGAGCTCATCGATAAACAATAAATTGATCTGTTGATAAAGGCTTTCCCAAACGTCACGGAACGCCCAACTTAGGCTCAATATCAATCTATTTCTTTCTCCTCTGCTCAAATTATCAAAATCTAATTCTCTTCCTAATTCTTCTATCTGCACAGTTAAATCTGACTGGAATATCACCGTGTGTGGAAGTTTCACTTGTTTGAGATACCATGCCAGCCTCTGATTCAAGTATGTCAAGTTTTGTTCTATTATTCTTGTCCTGACAAATGAGTCCTTCGCGGTCAGTAATTTGTACAAGAATTCTTGATGTCTGTGAAGGTCCTCCAACTCGTTCAATGTCGAATAATCAATTTTTTGTATTGCCGATTTCTTCAATTCTTCTATTTGTTCTTGATAGGGATTATCTTTTTTCTTGGTCTGCTCCAGTTGCCTTTCCAGGTCTTTCAACGATCCTTGGTGATTGTAAGCCTCTTCTATAGTGTCATAGAAAGTATCCGGTAACTGGCCTACATCTCCTATTTTATCAATGCTCGAATTTATTTCTTTTAGTTTATCGTTTAAATTGTTCTCGTCCTGTGTGAGTTCTTTTAGATCTGTCTCAAGTTTCTCCAACAACTGTTGATGTTTACTATCGTGCAGTGCCTGTTCACAGGTTGGACATTTGGCATCTTTGGCGTATTCTAAATCCTTGTGTTTGAACGATATCTGTTTTGACGTTTTTGTAAGGCTGTCTTCGTGATAACTTTTTTCCTTTTCGAGGCTTCTCAGAGTCTTTAAACTATCCTGTTGCTGTTGTATTTTCTTATGTAGCGCCAGTTCTTCTGTGATGTCAACTTTTTTGAGGTTGTCGATGGCATCCTGGAATTTTTCAATATCGTTTTTTTGCTGTGTCTTCCAGGCACTGTTACGCAGATTTAGATTTGTTATGGACTCTTCTATCTTCTCGTTAGAATTTATCATAGAATCGATTTTGTATTTTTCTTCGAGAGATTGTGTTTTGGTTGCTTTTATCTGCTCTTTCAAAAGATCCGCTTTCTGTGACAGTAAAGTGATTCCTAATAACTGTTCTATTATCTCTCTTTGTTCGGATTGTTTGGTAGATAAAAACGGTTGTGAATAAGTGTTCAAAGCAATTATGTTTTTGAACATAGAATGCGTCATTCCTAACAATTTTTCTATTTCGTGTTGTGTTTCTCTGTTTTCTCCCTGCGCCTCGTTTGATTCCTGCTCGATGTCGTCTTTGTAGAATCTCAGTGCTTGTGGTTTCCTTCCACGTTCTATTTTGTATCTTATTCCGTTTTTCTCGAACTCGATCGCAACCACCATGTCCTTGTTGTTGGTTTTGTTAACGAGATTGTCCTTACGTATTTGTGTAAGTGCATCACCGTAAAAGGCATAACTGATTGCGTTAATGATTGTTGTCTTGCCCGTGCCGTTTCTTGCGCCTGCGTCATCTCCCCCTAGGTCCATGTTCTCGCCTATTACAAGAACAAGGTTTTTGCCTTCGAAATTGATACTCTGGGCCTGATTGCCCACAGACAAAAAGTTTTTTACCGTCAATGTTTTAATTGTTAACAATTATTGCTCCTTTTTTTCTTCCATTGATGATATTCTCGTAGCCATTCTTTTTGGGTCACCTTCCTGTACAGAAAGTCGTTGATTGGTTCAAATTCATCAGGATCGGCAGACAACAGTTTTATTAATTTTTTCTTGCTTATTTTTTTAGTTGTTGACATCTAGGTTATTATAAATGGCCATTAAAACTTGTTTGTCGTAAGTCTTAGAATCCACTCCTTCTAATTGTTTTATTACAATTTGATCAACGCTGTCAAATTTTTCAATGCTGACAGGTTTTGCTTCGGCTTGATCCAGTTGTTCTGGAATAAGTTGGAATTCTCGCAATTTGTATTTTTCCATAAAAGTCTCACGTATGAAATTGGCTTCTTCGTACGAGATTTTAATATCCAACCCGACTCTCACATACATTTTCTCCTTCAATAGATTGTCCGCGTCATCAAGCAATTTTGAAATTTTGTAGTGCCTGTATTTTGGCATGAACGGGTAGTCTATGTATTGTGGTTTGCCTCCGTGTTCTAGTATCATCATCCCCCGAGCGTCATCACTGGCATCTGCATAGTTGTGTGGAAAAGCATTGCCGATATAATGAATATTTTTCATTGATTGTCTTTTGTGGAAATGTCCTGTGAACACATATTCCTGGTTAACAAAATGGTCGGATTTGATGCCACCAACATCCGGCATTTCTACCATTGCGTTCATCATGAAGTAAGGCAATTCAAAATGTCCAAAAATGTATCGTTGTTTGAGGTCTGGTATTTTTAAATGTTCTTCTGGTTCCAGCCACGGAATAATCGCAACGTCATCTTCCAGCATCCACTCATTGATAATATGTACATTTGGAATGTATCTTACAAATTCCATTGAGTTGATTTCTCTTTTTTCCCTGTAGTAAAGGTCGTGATTGCCCATTATCACGTACACGTTGTCAAACGCTTGTCCTAGTCTTTCCATATTACTAACTGTGTAGTTCATGGTGCTGACGTTTGTTGATGACCTGTGATGGTGCCAATCGCCTAGGAATATACAGGTTTCGCAGTTGTTCTTTTTGGCCTGCTCTATGAACCAATAGATAAAGGTCTCTGCATCGTCGTTGTGTATTCTGGAATTTCCTTTTAGGCCAAAATGTATATCTGTAAAACAGGCCGCCTTTTTAAATAATGGCATATGTTATTTTACCTCTTCAAAATCCTTTGGGTCTAACTTTCCGGTGTTCTTATATTTCTTGTTTAATTGCTTGATCGCTTTTTTTGTGTAAACTTTAACTGGAGCGGCCTCGTATTTCTGCCTGTGCCTTTGTTTCTTGTCTGGAAGGTTCCTGTAGAAATCTTCTTCGTGTTTTTGTTTTTCGGCATCGTTTTTCGCCTGCCTTGTGTAAGATGGCATCATGTTGTTCATTTCCATTATGTCATCCCTAATGTTTTGATTTTTCTTTTCGATGTTTAATATTCTTGTGAATGAATTTGTGATCGCCGCGGTGTAGTAGGCAAATGGATTCTCTGATTTGGATTCGTCGAACTGTAGACCTATCTGTGACAACTGCATCAACGCCTGGGACTGCATCTCGTCGTTGTAGGTGTAACCTCTCCAGTTTGATCTTGTGCCGTATCTTTCGCAGAGTTTCATATACATCAACGCAAGTTTGTTTGTGATCTTGCCATGGTCTGCTCTGAAGTTACCGTTGGTCATTCCACCTTCCCAGTGGCTCTTGCCCACACATTTTATCTTACCCTTGTCGTCTATCTTGAAATGCTGGAAAGGAGGGAAATTGACTTTAGTGTGCCTGTCTGCCACTGTCTTGGGTTTTTTCTTACGTTCACTGTCCTCTGGTATGTGATCAAAGGTCATCACACGAAACACCAGATCCGTTTTGTTTATCTTTCTTGGCGACACCTCGCAATCTGACACACGGAGTTTTTTCTGTCCCGATGCTTTGGCTTCCTCCCAGGCCAATTGGGTCAATTTTTTTGCCTTGTTTTTTCTAGCCTTTGCTATCGCGGAGGCATTTATTTTATTAACGTTTGTGACTATCAAGTCGTATTGATCGTCGTCGTCGGCCACGTAAGAACAATAGGTGTTTTTGCTCTTGTGTATCTCTGCCAACAGATCTTTGTTATTAAGATAATTGTTCTTTTTCATAATTCTTTCCGTTTAAATTGTAAACTCGTGCCTGTGGGGAATAAGTGCGCCTATAATGTGCCTAATAAATACAGTATAGTATAAAGTATTTTTGGGGGTAAAGCAACCTTTTATGTTGAACAACATTTCTAAATTCACAAACAAGTTGAAGAAGGTACCTGTGGTGGGTGGCTTCGTTGATCACGTGGTCAAAAGGCTCACAGGTGCCGGCTTGCCCAAGGGGGGAGAAGGAACCGATATTTTAAGGGCCACCGCATCATGGTCCACTCGTGATCAAAAAACTGATTTTCGCGTGAAACTGACCCTGCCTCCCACTAGCGATCTTTATAAGGTGTATTTTGGATATGACAAAAGCACAAGCGGGGGATTAACCTCCAATCCGGATTTTACCATTAACAATCTTATGTTACCTCTGGCCCCAGCGGGAGGTGTGGTGTTTCCACTTACACCTTCTATAATCATCAACCATTCTGCTTCGTATAATCCGATGACCATGCCTCATAGCAACTATCCTCATTACGCATACCAAAATTCTGAGATACCATCTTTCACTATAGTGGCTGAGTTTCCGGTGCAGAACCAATCTGACGCGAAATATTGGGTAGCGATGTTGCATTTCTTTAGATCAGTAACCAAGATGTTTTTTGGCAAGGATGCCGCGTTCAAAGGTAATCCACCTCCAATTCTACAAATGAACGGATATGGAGATCACGTGTTCAGTAACGTTCCGTGCGTGGTAACCAACTTCACTTGTGACCTAAGGCAAGACGTTGACTATATCTGCACAGAGCAACAAGAATCTGCCTCGGATAGCATAGACGAACTTACAGTCGTCAATCCAGACAGGAATAAATCTTGGGCACCGACTCTAAGTCAGGTCACGGTGCAGGTACAACCTATATACTCGAGAGACAGCGTCAAAAATTTCAGTATGCAGAAATTTATTCGTGGAGAATTAACAGGCAGAGATAACACAGTAGGATATATCTAATGGCAAATTATAGCAACACCAGTCCATACTTTGAAACACCACAAAACAACATCAGTCTAGATCTTTATCAACCTAGAACAATCACAGCAGAAGATGACGATATAGTTTACACCATAGATAGGATTTATGCCTACAGGCCAGACCTATTGGCCTTTGACTTATATGGCACTCCGAGATTGTGGTGGGTGTTTGCTCAAAGAAATCCGGACGTGATAGAAGACCCGATCTATGATTTTGCCCCCGGCAAGAATATACAGATACCCAAGTTAAGCGTATTGAAAAATGACCTAGGATTTTAGGCATGGCAGATCTAAACATCAATAATTTGCTCAACACTGTCATTTCGGACAAAAAGACCAAACAAAAAGTCAACGTTCAGGACGCATTTGCTATAGACAATGTGTTGAACCGCTATGCGTCATACAACTACTTGTTCACACTGTCTGCCATATCGGAAACAGATTACAGAGACCCCAAGCGTTATCTTGGAAAGAAACCCAAAGATGTCATAGCAAGATCTTCGGGCATACTCGAAGAACTCAGCCAGACAACAGACGGCGACACAATCAAAACAGAAGATCAAAAAGGGCAATCGTCTTTCGATGGTTTGAATCAAAGGGAAAAGGGAGCAATCAAGCGGGCACAGGGCATTTTGAAAGAAAAAAAGGATCTATATTTTGAAACTGTCAGCATTGATTCTGTTCATGGATACAATCAGGAGAGGAGGTTGGGCACTGTTACGAAGATTAGAATGAGACTCAATGAACCGTCCGGTATAACCCTGCTAGAAAAAATGAAGGCCGCCGCGTTCAACAACGGGTGGCGTGATCACATCGATGCCGCTTTTTTATTGACCGTTGAATTCAAGGGATTTGACGAGCTGGGCAAGGAGATGCCGTTGGACAATTCCGTTTACAAAAAAGTGATACCAATAAAGATCACAAGGTGTCAGATCAATGTTAACCAAGCCGGGGCAATTTACGACATAGAAGCGGTACCATTCAATGAATTCGGGTTCATGAACCGGTTCACTTATCTTAGAAGCACCATCACCTTGGAGAAAGCGTATGGTATCAGGAATTTTTTATTCAGGTTACAAAATGAACTTAACGCCAACACCAAACAGGAAGCAGATAAAGGACTGTTTGAAAAAGGCAAACAGGACAGGTACAGAATAACCATAGATCCCAAATTTGGCGACATCCCTCTCAAGGTGGACGGAAAAGGAAAAAATGTAAACACTGTGCCCATGCAGGATTACCAGGAACCGGACTTCTTCAACCAAGTGGAGACTCTGGCTTCTCCACCGAAAGTTTTTAAATTCGGAACCAAGACCGGCACCATACAGCCGGGAACATCTATAATGAAGATACTCGAGGAAGCAATGACCAGCCTACAACCGGTGCAGGACACGGTCAAGAATTGGTTCTTCAAAACAGTTGCCGCGATACGAGAAAAGAAAGGCAGAGAGCTCATAGGAAACGACGATCTTGCGTCACTGGAAGAATCGGACTACTACATAGATTGGTTCAAAGTCAAAAGCGAAGTGGTCCAGGACACCGGACAACTTGACAACATCACAAAACAACATCCTAAACTTATCCAGTATCATGTGTATCCTTACAAGTTGCACGTATTTAGATTGGTACAACCCGGTATTAGTTTGGGAGCCTCCAAAGATGTATTGGTAAGAAAGATTTATGATTACATCTTTACAGGTGACAACAGAAACATTTTGGATCTTGACATCGACTACAAGGTAGCATGGTTCCAGACCAGGCTTGAACCGGTCAGCCCCAATTGGAAAAATAGCCTTAACAGTGGACAAGACACATTTTCTTACAAATATGGCACAGAAACACAGATAGAAGATCTTTTACCTATTAGGTCATATCCTTCCGGAGTCAAGTCAGCACCGGCCGGTATCTTTAGCAGTGACGACAAACAGAAAGTGGATCTTTTCATGGATGCCTTGACAAATCCACAAGCAGACATGGTCAAAGTTCAATTGCGAATAATGGGAGACCCTTCATGGATCGGAGCAACACAATATTTTCCTTTGAAACTTTCTGTCACCGGCAATTCAAGCGTGGCAGTAAACCTAACACCGTCAGAATTTCAAGCCACAGGACAGTTTAACTCGAGGTTCCAGTGCTACAATGTTGAGGCCGTAGACCCTATAGTAAGATTGAATTTCAAAATGCCAAATGATTTCGACGAGCTGAAAGGCACATACAACCTTTCGAGAACCCAGACTGCTGTTTTTTCGGGTTTGTACCAGGTATATAAAGTTGAAAGCAATTTTGACAGAGGACAATTCACGCAGGTGCTTCACATGACACGATTTAATAATCAAGGAGAAATTAGAAAAACAAACTACCAAGAAGTGAAATGGTACGTTGCTCCAGATAACAGGGTGTTCACGGCGGCCACCACAGACACAGAGGGCAGTTTCTAATGGTAGGAAAATTCATAAGTGGAGATATATCATCCGGTAATCTACCAAAAGAAAAAATAGGACAATCGAGGGTAGATTCAGGTCCATTTATAGGCATAGTGAAATCTAACATAGATCCGACCAGGATGGGACGTCTCGGAGTTTTGGTTCCAAGTTTGACCGGTACCTTAGAAATAGACTCAGGACAGTTGGTCACATGTGAATATTTGGCGCCTTTTTATGGAGCCAAGTCAACAAGATATCTCAACAGCAAAGATCCATATGGATACGAGAACACACAACACAGTTACGGTATGTGGATGGTTCCACCGGATATAGACACAAAGGTACTTGTTATATTTGTGGAGGGAAGGGTTGATCAGGCTTTCTGGATAGGTTGTGTACAGGATCCTCTAATAAATCACATGATCCCGGGAATAGCGGCATCAAAGGCCACGGCGATGCCCGACGGACAACAAGGCAACAGTAAAATTGGAACATACGGCAACGATGAATTGCCATCCGGTGAATACAACAGATTGGTATTAGACGAGAGAGGGGATGACACAGCCAACCCCAATGCTCTAAGGTCAATACACCCTTTCGCGGAAACTCTTAGACAAGAAGGATTATCGCAGGATGACGTGAGGGGAACTACAACATCTTCCGCAAGAAGAGAATCACCTAGCCAGGTTTTTGGAATTAGTACCCCCGGAAGGAGAGATCCAGCCGCACCAGACAAGATAATGGGCGTGAAAAACAGCCAACACAAAGAAAAAATAGAAAGGTTAACCGGACACACCCTTGTAATGGACGACGGTGACAAAGACGGGGAAAACCAATTGATGCGTCTACGAACAGCGAGTGGCCACCAACTTCTTCTACACGACACGACAGGAGTGGTTTACCTAGCCAACGGATCAGGCAACACGTGGATGGAATTTTCTGCCAACGGAAGCATAGACATATACGCAGGAGGAAGTGTAAACCTCAGATCCAGAGGTGACATGAACTTTCACAGCGACTCGAACATCAACATGTTCAGTCAAAACGATATCAAATTGAGTGCGTTGAGAAAAGTGGTAGTGGATGGGGGATCTATAACAAATTATTCAGATACGGATATATTATTGCAGGCATCAATGGGTAGTGTACTGATGAAAGCACCGATAGGCAATTTGCTTACCGATGTTGGAGCAAATATAATAAGCCAAGGAAAAGGTGTGCACCACGTGATTGGTTCACAGGTTCATTTAAATTCGGTGCCAAGAATTGATGAGTTGGTCCCCACACAGTTCAGGACAAAATCTTATGAGGACACAGGGACCGGCACAGCCAGAGAAATTGTGCCTGATGTTAATCCTGTGGCAAAATATCTTAGAGGTCCGTTGGAAGTGACTCCTAAGGGTAACATCACAATGACCGGCATGCGAATGCCGACACACGAGCCTTATCCTTTTCATTTCGACAAGGTGGTCAGTTTCGTAGGATTGGCACCCGACAACAATGACCTAGTACCAGGTACAGCAAATTACATAGCACACAGGAATAGGACCAGTGACAACACAGCAATACAAATTGGTCAGTTCCAGGCCGATCTACAATATTATCTAGAGACTCAAGGATTTGGCACAGATGTGGCATCTGCTGTCAACAAAGTAAAAGGAAAAGTTACTCAAACAAAAACACAAAAATCTATAACCAAGTTACAAGAGTTGGCAGATGAATATACAAAAAATTACAAGGAAACTTACAAGATACCCGACCTGCCTAGCAACCTAAGTTCGATCACAGCAGGAGTCAGTGACGCCGTGAATCAAACCATACAGGGAATCACGGGAGATACCGTGAATTACCTCAAAGACCAAGTTTTTATCAAAGAGGCAGGAGAGATATTTTCTGCTTCTAATCTAGGTAGCAAAATAAGTGGTGATATCAAAAACGTTTTTGGTGATCTTTCATCTCTGATTAACGTGGACACCACAGTGGGAAATATTTTGAAAAATGATTTGCCGGGCAATGCTTTCGGTCCCGGACTTGGAAGCATACCTAAGATACCCGGCATACCCGACCTACAAGGGACAGTGGGTGATCTCAGTTTAGGTAATCTCACACGGAACCTTTCTAACCTTACCAGCAGGAATAGAACATTGACCACTGCTGTAGAAACTGGTCTTAAGATCAACGACCTTACACAAGGAGAAGCCGGCAAGGCATTGAAAGATGTTTTGTTTGGCAAAAATCCTCTCGGTGATTTTGATCCAGGCACACAGGGCATATTCGGAACCGGTGGTATGATAGGCAAGGGCGGAATAGTCACAGACGTCTACAAAAATATAATGGGCGGAAAGGCTACAGTGGTGAACAAAGTCCAAAGCATCTTCAGTGGAATAGGAACAGGATTCGAGAAAAAAATAGCCAGTATAGGTTCAGCGATCAACAGGTTATTTTCATAGGTTAAATAGTACTAATGGCGGCTAACAAAAAACTAAATGGTGTGAATTTTCAAATCTTCAAAGGATTCAGTTCCAGAGCGGAAAACAGCAATTTCAAACTTTATGATTTCGAGTGCGTGAAACAGGATCTAATCAACAGGCTGAGCGTAAGAAAGGGAGAACGTGTAGAAAATCCAGATTTCGGCACGATTGTTTATGATGTCATATTTGAACCTTTAACCGACGCTGTAAAACAAGCAGTTGCCGAAGACATTACTCAGCAGTTGAATGCTGATCCAAGGATCAGCACAGAAGAAATTATTGTAAGCGAAAGTGAACAGGGCATATCTGTACAAGCGTCAATAACCTATGTTCCTTACAATATTACCGAGAAATTGACCTTGGCTTTCGATGAAAACTCCACAATACGTTTGTCTTAATCTACGTAGTTTATTTTAATAATAAATATCATTACACTACACTATGGCCAGTACAGATAGACAAAACAGATTACTAGTATCAGAAGATTGGAGGAAGATCTACACTGCTTTCCAACAGGCAGACTTTAAGTCTTACGATTTTGAAACACTGCGTAGGACAATGATAGCCTATCTAAGGGAGAACTATCCAGATGATTTCAACGATTTTGTTGAGAGTTCAGAGTATATTGCTCTCATAGATCTGATCGCCTACATAGCACAATCGTTGTCGTTCAGAGTTGATTTGAATGCTAGGGAAAATTTTTTAGAGACTGCGGAAAGAAGAGATTCCATACTTAGACTGGCTAGGCTTATAAATTACAATCCCAAAAGAAATAAAGCGGCCAGTGGATTGTTGAAAATTATTTCTGTGTCCACTACACAGAACGTCACCGATAGTTCCGGATCAAACCTTGCTAACACTACTATTCTTTGGAATGATAGTACCAACGCCAATTACAGAGAACAATTTGTAAATGTTCTCAACGCGGCCAATGTATCCGGCCAGAAGTTCGGCGATCCGTTAGAACAAGACAGCATAGGAGGAATTGATACGCAAGTGTACACTTTCAATAATGTCAATGTTGGATTACCAATTTTTGCGTATACCAAAAATGTAAGTGGAGTCACAAGAAATTTTGAATTGGTACCTAGCACTATTTTAGATTCGGAATCAATTTACGAGCAGGCACCGTTGCCTGGTGGCGGTTTCGGATATCTATATAGGACCGACGGAGCAGGAGATTCAAGTCCCAACACAGGGTTTTTTGTACAGTTCAAACAAGGAAATTTATCCAACACGGATTTTTCAATTACGAATCCTACAACTAATTTTGTTCAACCTATATCAGTCGATAACATAAACAACGACGATGTATGGTTATACAAACTAGACGACTTTGGTCAGCCGGACACACTTTGGGATAAAGTGCCTTCGTTGTCCGGCAACAATACCATTTACAATTCGCTTTCGGCAGATAAACGTGATATCTACAACGTGGTAACCAAAAACAATGACAACATTGATCTTGTGTTTGGTGATGGAAATTTTTCTAACATACCTTCGGGTTCATTTAGGACCTATTACAGAACAAGCGACAATGCTAACTTTGTGGTTCAACCCAATGACATGCAGAACATACAATATCAGTTGGAATATGAAGATGCCAATGGTGGGACTCAGACACTTACAATAGTGGCATCATTACAACAAAGTGTCTACAATTCTTCTGCCACCGAATCAAACAATTCTATAAAAGAAAAAGCACCACAAGTATATTACTCACAGAACAGAATGATAACTGCCGAAGATTACAACATAGTGCCGTTGTCCGCCAGCCAAGATATCATAAAAACCAAAGCCAATAACAGGATAGCATCTGGTATATCTAGGGCAAAAGAAATAATTGACCCATCGGGTGCCTACAGCAGTGTTAATGTTTTAGCAGAGGATGGAATATTGTATAGAGAGGAATCTTTGCCAGCATTCACCTTCACTTTTAACAACAGGAATGATATATTGAATACAATCAATTCCAATGTTGAGGCAAAACTTTCGGAAGCCTATAGCAGACAGTTTTTTTATATAAAGTATGGATCAAAAGATGTTTCTGCCCTGTCGGCGAGTTGGGTAAGCACAACAACATCTACAAATGAAAACACAGGTTATTTCAATGCAGGTGGACCGTTGCTTCTGGGAGATTTTTCTACCAATAACTTAAAATATGCTAAAGCCGGATCATTGATAAAATTTGTAAGTCCGGATACAAGAGAATTTCTAAATGGCAATTTGGTAACATCTGGAACAAATAATGCTGAAGATAGACAATGGGTCAAAATTAGCAACGTGGTCGGAGATGGTTCAAATGGGGGAGTGGGTAATCTAGAATCAGGAGTAGGACCCGTAACTTTAAGCAGTGTGGTCCCTGCTAATGCAGTGATTAGCAAAGTTTTTCCTATCTTCTCAACCAGTTTTACAAACACGCTGAAGAACGACCTAATAGACAGGGTAGAAAATTTTGAGACCTTTGGATTAAGATATGACGAAGATGATAGCAACTGGAAAGTAATTACGGCAACCAACTTGAGCCAAAGCAGTGTGTTTTCATTGAATAATGCTGGAGACACATCAGGCACAGAAATTGACGCCAGTTGGTGGTTCAAATTCACTAACGACGGAGATACCTACACAGTCACATATAGAGCCTACGAATATATTTTTGAATCTGTGTCCGAGAATAAATTTTATTTCGAAAAGACCGATAAAGTTTA